GGCGGGTCTGGAGGCGGTGGCGGCAAGAAGCCGCCACGGCAACTCATGGGTCACGGCGGCGACGGGGAGCCTCGCAAACCGAAGCGAGGCGGACGCGAGCCGCGCGAACGTACCGCAGCAGACGACGCGCACTGGCAGCAGCGACAGGATGCCTTACCGTTTGAGACGCGAGACACCAGGATGAAGCCACATGAAATCGAGTTCGCTGAACGCTTCATCGCTGATGGTCACAAGATCATACGATGGCTGCCTCAAGGCAAAACGGGGCCTGATGGTCGCATCCTCCCTGAGAGTGATTTCGAGTGGCGTGAAGGTGTCGTCGTTGAGTTGAAGCGCTCAAATAATCTTCAGACCCTCAAGGACTATGTGCGAGGCGGCCTTAAGAAGGGTAAGCGCGTATTCATAGCGGACTTCGGCGAGCTTCCACCCCGTCAAAGCGTCATCAATGGGCTTCGGAAATTCCGGCCCCAAGTCGGAGAAATTAAGGAGCTTTGGGCCTACTGGGATGGGAACCTGATTCGCCTCCAGTGAATAGGAGCCGCGACGCTCCAGCCGTTTGCAGGACTATGCCAGGGCTGGGTCTACGGCTCCCTTACCTCAAGAATACACCGATCACGGCTGCCAGCAACCGGCGTTGCACCGGGTCTGTAAAACCTGGGCCTTCGGGCATGGAGGGGTCGGCACCCTCGGCAGCCACCAACGCCAAGTCCCGTAGGAATCCTGCGGGGTTTTCTCATGCCCTGACGAAGGAGACAGCATGCCCGAGCTTGTGACCGAGGCGGAATTCATTCGCGGCAAAATGCCGAAGATCAACGGGGCCAAGTTCCCGTATCTCATCCACGAGGATGGCCCCTACGTTGACTTCGATCATGGGCGTCCGACGACTCTCTGGCTGCCGCTCATCACCGACGACAACCTCGCCATCCGTACCCAAGACGTCGACACGTCCGAGAAACGTGTCGATTCTGACGTCTGATTTCGACAAGTCTTTCCGCGAACGCGCAGCGGTCAATGCGCGGTAGTAACCACACACTCCGTAGGAGGAAACCAATGTCCGAACAGTCCACCACGCCCGAAAATGGCCAGCCTGAGCAGGCGAAGCCTGACTTCCAGCCGATCACGTCGCAGGAGCAGCTCAATGCTCTCCTGGGTGACCGGTTGGCTCGTGAGCGGGCGAAGTTCGCCGACTACGACGAGCTGAAAGCGAAGGCCGAGAAGCTCGATGAGGCCGAGAAGGCCAATTTGTCGGAGCTGGAGAAGGCGACTGAGGCGAACGCGCAGCTCAAGCAAGAGCTCGACTCACTCAAGCTTGCCAACCTGCGCCACGAGGTCGCCGCCGCCAAGGGACTTGCCCCTGCTGCCGCGAAGCATCTTGTTGGCTCGACTCGTGAGGAGCTTGAGGCTTCAGCAGACGAGTTGGCGGCACTGATCGGATCGAATAAGCAACAAGCCCCCATGTCTCGTCTTGCGGGGCAGCAACCCAATCCTGACCCACGAGCTGCCGAGCTGGCGTTCGTGGACAATCTCATAGAAAGGTCCCGCCGATGAGCGAGAACACCATCAATACCGCCGTACTGGGCGAACTTCCTGGCACGATGCTCGGCATCGTGCGCGACAAGGCTATCGACTCGGGCGTCCTGCCTCAGCTCTCCCCTGAGAAGCCCACGATCTTCGGCCCCGTCAAGGGAGCCACCTTCACCGGTGTGCCACGAGCAAAGATTGTTGGCGAGTCGGAGGAGAAGCCCGCCGGAGAGAAGCCGACCATCACATCCTGGAAGGCTGAGCCGCTCAAGATCGTCACTCAGATCCGCGTGAGCGACGAGTTCATGTGGGCGGACTCCGACTACCGTCTCGGCGTCATGTCCGATCTCATCGCACCCGCACTCGGTGCATCGATCGGTCGCGCTGTCGATCTGATCTCGTTCCACGGCATCAACCCCGCCACTGGTGCAGCCTCCGACAAGGTCACTAAGCACCTGTCGCAGGCGACCAGCGCTGTGACGTCGGCGGGTGCCCCGACCAAGGAGCTGAACGAAGCGGTCGGGCTGCTCGCAGGCACTGGCATTGCGGTCCCCAACGGCATCGCAATGGATGCCGCGTACAACTATTCGCTCGCCACTGAGGTGTACCCGGCTGAGCACTCTCTGGCAGGCCAGCCGATGTATCCGCAGATGGGCTTCGCCGGAATGGACAACTGGCGTGGCCTGAAGATCGGCCAGTCCTCGACCGTCTCCGGTGCCCCGGAGATCTCGGCTGCCTCGAACATCAAGGCGATCGTCGGTGACTTCTCCGAGGTCAAGTGGGGCTTCCAGCGCAACTTCCCGATGGAACTCATCGAGTACGGCGACCCCGACAACACCGACCGCGACCTCAAGGGCCACAACGAGGTCCTGCTCCGCGTCGAGGCTGTCTTGTATGTCGCGATCGGTTCGCTGGACAAGTTCGCGCTGGTGAAGAGCGCCTGATGCCGAAGCTCAAGAACAAGGTGACCGGGGTTGAGGTGGAGGTCTCCGACGAGACCGCCGCCTTCCTCGGATCTGAGTATCAACCTGTGTCCGAGCCTCGGCAGCCTGCGAAGCCGTCGAGGAAGCAAGCGAAGTAGCGAGAGGGGGCGGCCATGTTGCTGATCACTGTCGACGATTTGCGCCCGTTCATGTCTGTCGACGAGGAGCAGGCGCAGGCGATGATCGACGATGCGGTGGCGATGGCTATAGCGGTCGCCCCTTGTCTCGCTGATGACGAGTTTGAGCACCAGGCGGCGGCGAAGGCGATCATCCGGCGCGCGATTCTTCGCTGGAATGCCGCCGGGGTGTCTGGGACTGTCACGCAGCAAAGCGCTGGGCCCTACTCCGAGACGGTCTCCGGGGGCTCCTCGAAGGGTCTGTACTGGCCCTCTGAGATCAGCGCGCTGCAGGACTTGTGCAAGAAGGCCGGCACCGCTGGCGGTGGGGCGTTCACGATCAAGCCGGTGGCGAGCGGCCCTGCCGCCGTGCACAGCGAGATGTGCAGCCTGGTGTTTTTCGGCAACAGCTGCACCTGCGGCTCTAATCTGAATCGCGGGGAAGGCCCGATCTTCAACGAGGGGCGACCGTGAGGTTCGGTGCGCCGAAGCCGGTGCAGCGCATCCCGTATCTCGGGGTGGTGGAGGATGCGCACGGCAGGGAGACCGCGCAGTATGGGCCTCCTGAATCTGTGTTGGCTGGGTTTGCACCCGCGTCGTCGACGGAGCCCCGCGCCTACGGGCAGATGACGGTCATCACCCCGGCGACGCTCTATCTCGACCATTGCCGTGACGATCTCTCCCCGCATGACAAGTGGATCGTCGATGGCGAGGAGTACGAAGTCGAGGGTACTCCGAAGGTGTGGCGGAGCCCGCTGAGCGGCTGGGAGGCCGGAACCGAGATTCCGCTACGGAGGGTTGAAGGATGAGCCTCAAGTTCAGCAAGTTGAAGCGTAACGATGCTGGCTACCGGGCGCTAAGGACGCATCACAAGTCGCACAAGCTGGTGCGGAAGTATGCGCAAGAGATTGCCGACGCGGCGGGGCCCGCGTGGGAGGTGCGCGAAGCGCCGTCGAAGAATCGTGCCCGCGCGACCGTCATCACTGAGGACTGGGACGCGAAATTCGCCGATAACCGTGACCAGATTCTGCTGGGCGCGGTAGGCAAGGTGAAGCGCTGATGCAGCTCGTAATTGCCCCGGACGCCCTCGCAGCAGCGAGGGTGTGGCTTAAGCGGCATCTGCCTGACGTGAAGGTTCTCGGCGAACGCCCGGTCAAACTCCCCGATCGTTTCGTGATTCTGCGCGAAACCGGTGGCGGAAGCATGAAGGCGAAAGTTATCGCGCCGTTCTATTTCACCGTCGAGGTGTGGGACGACGGCACGGTGAAGGCCTCAGAGTTGGCGCGCAAGGTGGCCGCGATCTTCGATGCCTGGGAAGGCGTCGAGGCGTACACCTGCCAGTCAACAAGCCCTGTTTACAACCCCGATTTAGAGACTCGGCGGGCGCGGTACACGTTCGCCGTCGACGGGACGCTACGCGGCACCGTCGTCAATGAATCAATCCACGAACCAGAAGGAGATAACCAATGAGTGGACTGAATGCTGAAGAGGTGCGCGTAGCACTCACCGGCCATATCTATTTTCTGCCGCTTGGCACTGAGGTGCCTCCTGATTTGAAGGTGCCGCAGGGCGCGGTTGATCTCGGCTACACGACCGAGGAGGGCGTGGTCTTCAGTATCGAGAAGGACACTGAGGACATTGGCGGTTGGCAGTCGAAAGACCCGCTGCGTCGTCTGGTGACCTCGGAGCCGAAGTCGTGCAGCTTCACGCTGCGTCAGCTGTCTCGCGACACGTGGCTGTCGACGATGGGCGGCGAGGTTCAGAAGCACGGCGACGTGTTCCGCTGGGAGCCCGATGAGGGCAAGCAGGTCGAGGGTGTCATTCTCGTCGATTTCATCGACAACGACGCCACCTACCGTTTCGGGTTCCGTCGCGCCGCGCAGTCTGCGGCGGTCGAGTTCACCCTTGTGCGCAACGATGCGGTGAACCTGCCCAACGAGTGGACTGCGCTGGCCACCAAGGACGGCTCGAAGCCGTTCTTCATGGACACCAACGACAAGGCGTTCGACGAGGCCTCCAGTGGGTCTGCTGTAGCAGCCTGATCGCTTCCTATCCTCAATCCGGCCCGGCCAGGCCCCTTTGTTCGCTTCTTCTCCTGGCCGGGCCTCTCATTTGAAAGGTGCCAACTGTGGCAAAAACGAAACTGCCGTCTTTCGAGTATCTGCGCGCCGTCTACGAGGACGGAACCTGCTCCGAGTGGGTGAATGTCGCGAAGCCAAAGTTTGCGATGCGCTGGGAGGAACAGCACCCGGATACCCCTGTGCCGGCGACGATGGAGCAGCAAATCCGCTTCATCCACATGGCGCTCGAGATCAGCCAGGGCTTCGGCGAATGGGTGGACTCCCTCGAGGGTCTTGAATCCCGCGAGTTTGAGTCGGGAAAAGCGAACGCCTGAGTCTGCTGCTCAGGATTGCTACCCGCTCCGGTATGCCGCTTGCGGAGCTGCTGGAGCTTGACGACGACGATCTTGAGGTGGTCGGCGAGGAGTGCCGGGCGGCGATGTGGACTCAGGACACGGAGCTGCTCGCCTCCATCCTGGAGGGCGTGATCGCGATCGCGGCACGCCTGGACGCTGGCATCCCCGTCGTCCTGCAGGAGAAGACCGGGAAGGTGAAGCCGATCAGGGTGCCGCGCCCTGACTGGCTCCGCCCCGCTGAGCCGACGACGACCGTACTCACCCCTGCCGAGATGTTCCGAAGATTCCGTTCCTAGTGTGAGGAGGCCCACATGGCCATTGAGCTTGCATCCACATATGTGTCAGTGGGTCTTAACACACGGGGGCTGCACAAGCAGATTGAGAAGTCGTTCGGGCAGGCCGGCGGTGCAGCCTCGGGTGCATTCAGCAAGAAGTTCGACCCGGACAAGGCCGGTATCGGCAAGAAGTTCGGCAAGATCGCGAAGATTGGTGTCGGCGCTGTCGCGGCTGTCGGTGCGGCTGTCGGTGGGCTTGCGCTCAAGGGCGGCATGGAACGCGCCCTCAAGATTGAGGGCGCGCAAGCGAAGTTGAAGGGTCTCGGCCACGATGCGGCATCGGTTGAGAAGATCATGAAGAACTCGCTCGCCGCCGTGAAGGGCACCGCGTTCGGTCTTGACGCTGCTGCCGGCACGGCCGCTGGCGCGGTTGCTGCTGGCATCAAGCCCGGCCAGCAGTTGGAGAAGGTACTCAAGTCTGTGGCGAACGCCTCCGCCGCCACCGGCTCCACGATGGAAGAGATGGGCGGCATCTTCAACAAGGTGGCATCCGTCGGCAAAGCCCAAAACGATGTGCTTCAGCAGGTCGCTGAGCGCGGCCTGCCCATCTATGCGGCTCTCGGTGAGGAGCTTGGGAAGACCTCTGAAGAGGTCTTCAAGATGGCTTCGAAGGGCCAGATTGATTTCGCCACGTTCGAGAAGGCGATGACTCGCGCAGCGGGCACGGTTGCTGACGAGATGGGCAACACGCTGCCCGGCAAGATCGACAACGCGAAGGCCGCCATGTCGCGCATGGGCGCGGCTGCGGTGTCGAGCTTCCTGCCGATGGTTTCGTCTGGCGTGTCCGGCGTGACGGACGTGTTCGACAAGTTGACCCCGGCGGTTGAGCGTGGCGGCGAGATGGTGGCTGACGTGTTCGCGTCCGCACAGCGTTCCGTGTCCGCATTCATCAAGTCAGGAGACATCCAGGCACGATTGCAGGGCATTGGCCGGGCGGCGCGTGAGGCGTTCGGCTCGGTTGGCGAC